GTAATATATGATATAATATTTGAGTATGGAACAAACTTTGATAAGAAACTGAATGACCCTGTGTGGGAAACCGTCAGTCGTAAGATTAAGAAGTACAAACCGTTCCTAAATATAGATGTACCCCATTACAAAAAAATACTGAAGGAGATTATTATTCATGGCTCTTAGTAATGCTGAAGTTCTCGAAAATTTGAGAGCACAAAAAACACAATTAGAAAAGGATATAGAAACAACTCGAACAACTTATCTTAAAGTGTTAGGTGCTGTTGATGTTCTAGAACAGATTGAAGAAGCGAATGCTGTAGAAGAAAATCCTGAGGAGGAAGAAAGAAATTGAGTTTCTTTGATTCTGATGTAGTACGGGCAGAGATGGCAGAGATTAGTGAACTCCAAGAGGAGATTTATACTAATGTCTTTAAGTTTCCATCGATGCCTAAAGCAGATAAGCAGTATCATATAGAGATACTGGAAAGACTTATTGAGAAGCAACAGGTTCTCTATACTCGTCTTAGTTTGTCTGATGATCCTCAGGCAAAGAAAATGAAAGAAAATATTCTCCAGTCTGCTGGTGATATGGGTCTTCCTACTAATGTTGATATGAGTGTCATCTTTAATCAGATGAGTACAATGGTTGATACGATGAAAAAACAGCTTGACAATGATATAATATAGATGTAAACTGGGTACACACAAGCCAAATCTCAAAAAATCAGAGGTAATTAATGTCTTTTAAAGACCTAAAAAAACAGTCCTCTCTAGGATCTTTAACTCAAAAATTAGTTAAAGAAGTGGAGAAGATGAACACTACTAGT